ACTCATTACCACTACCACTACCACTACCACTACCTAAAACTCTGCCGCCATGACCTTTGGCGGCCTGCTCGACAGAGGCCCGCACAAGGCGTGGCGGCTCGGACGACGCGTCCAGCTGCGCCAGAATTATGTGCTCATTCCGCAAGTCAAATTGGACGTTAATTTTCAACGCTCGGCTTGGAAAGATGAGCAGAGGGCCTTGTCAAGGAGCCAACGTGAGACCGTCTTAGGTCCACTCTTCGAAGACAATCACCCCGTCCTTACGGACGGATCTTTTTCATCATTTCTTGCCGCTTTCAACAAGCGTTGCAATTATTTTTCGTCTTCACGGGTTGATCCGTACGTTGTCAAATCGTCAATAAAGTTGATGAAACGGATGATTCCCGAGCCATTGCCAGTTATCGAATGGACAAAGGATGCCTTTGACATTTGGATCACTCAATTTGAAGCACCCAAGAGGCGCAGGCTAATAAAAGCACTCGATCGTTTTGCAGCCTTCACCAATAATGAGTTTTCTTCCAAGGACGTTTTTGAAAAGGTCGAATTACTCATGAAAAGGCACGACCCAGAATGGGCCGGCAGAATAGTCAATTCATCTACCGATCTCCACAATGCGCTTTCAGGTCCTATCCTGCAGGCGTGTCTTAAGAGACTGGTTGAATCTGCCAAGGTCGATTCATGTGGAGGCCATAACGCAACAGTGCAAATCGCGTATGGGGAAGTCCCTCAGACATTTATTCCGAGTATTGAAGGAGAAGGACCGTTTATCGAGGCGGACTTTTCTTCGAACGACAAGCTACAAGTCCAAGACGTGGGCCAGTTGGAACACCGCTGGGCCGTCCGGCTGGGTATGCCCCCCTGGTTAGCAGGATGCATACTTCAGGCAAATTCTTACACGGCACAGTCCCGGAAGTTTGGCGTTCGGGCCAAGCTTCGCTACCAGTTACCTTCTGGTTCCACGTCGACGACTTTCCGCAATTCTATTTGGAATATGACAATTTTCTACTCTTGGGCGCGGCGATTCGGTATTCGTTGTAATGCTCTAGTGCTAGGTGATGACATGCTAGCACGCATTACTAACGGTAGAATACCGCGTCGTGCCCGGCGCGATTACGAGCATATGGCTAAGCTTTCTTGCATGAAAGCCAAGGTACACGTTCGCGCGTGCCTGGTTGATTGCGAGTTTCTTAGCCGCCGTTTCGTGCCAACTTGCCACGGCCATCTTTTAATCCCGAAGCTCGGCAAGGCATTAGGGCGTTTTAACGCCCGCGGCAACCCAAACGATATCACGCATGAGGCGTATATCGCTGGCAAATCTTTGTCGTATGCTTACGAGTTTAGGGCTTATAAGCCTTTTGCAAATTTTTTTTTGCAGCGATTCTTGATCACCGACGAGTCGTATCACCAATTGCCCGCGGGACTTTTGTCCTACAATTTTAGGCACGCTATCGAGGTTTTCGGATCTCGCTCTGGTGTGCTCGAGCATATTGGTTCATGCGATTCGGCTTCGGATGATGAATTGTGTCAATTTACATGGCATGTGTATGGCAAGTTTCGAGTAGATGCAATATCTGACCTCGAACATCTTTTGTTTGGAGATTCTGATCTTCCCGTCGACCGAGCCGACCCGTACTTGCGGGCCGATGTTTGGTAGACACAGGTATCACC